ACGTCACCGAGGTAATGCGGCGCGAGCTTCTGGCCGACTCCAAGATTCGTATCTACCGACACAATCAGAGGACGCCACACGCCCAACGCCTCGCCCTGCTGAGTGTTCGTTACGAACCCAAAAGACCCGACTTCAGATGCGGGGTGCGTGTCTAAAACAAAGCCGCCGCCAGTCTGCAGATCGCCATCGGCGGCATAGTCCCCGTTCGGATCAACCACCCACAGCACGGCGGTCGAGATGGAATACGCTCGCAATTTGTACCAGATGACATAAACAAACTTGCCGTTGTTAGTGGCCGCCAGGCTTGCACACCGTAACGATATATCCGGGCCGGATATGTTGACTCCTGACGTAGTGTAGGCTCCGCCGCCTCCAGCGGAGGGCGTGATCGAGAGAACTCCCGTAAAGCTGACATTAAAGAGCATTCTTACGCCCCGTCGCCGAATAGAATGAAGGTATCCGCCGCGTCGGCGTACAATCCGAGAAATGCTCCCGCGCCAGCCGTCTTTGTGTATCCCTGCCGGCTGGGATCAACTGTGACTCCTGCGCCCGCGGTGGGCGTAACGGCGCCATCGCCCCTCTGAAGAGCCAAGCACGAGAAGCCGGCGCCAAGACCGGCCGGCACAGTCAATACCACCGGATCGTTGCTAGTGAAGCGGAGAACCTGTCCGTTATTGGCGGCCGATAGCGTGTAAGCGGTGCCGGGTATGGTTACGAGAATGCCGCCGAGGAGCTGTCTCAGGGTCACTCTGCGCGACGGCGTGAGGAGTTTTGTGTCGAGATTTATCACTAGCGCCGCCTTCATGGAGAAGAACGGGCGACCCAAAAGCCGCCCGCTTAATGCCAGGGGGTTAGCTGGCGTTGACCGCCTCGCCCCAGGCAACGCCGGTCAGGTACGGCGCAACGACATCGCGACGCTTGACCCAATTCACGCGCTGCTCTGCACGGAATGCCGCGGCATTGATCTGCCACATCGACACCATTGCAGCGCCGGTTGCGGTCGGATCGCCGTGCTGGGTGAGATGGTCCTTGTCCTTCATCTCAAGGCTCGCCTCGGTGCTCATGTCGATCCGGACAGCGCCATCGTCGGCGTAGAGCACGTCGCCAGCGCTGACGAGCGTCACCGTATCGGTCACATAATCGGACGCGATGACGGGAACGCCGTTCAGGGAGCCGCCCATGATGCCCATCGTCGGGAACTGCATCGTGCCCAGCGCCGTCTGCATGAACGAAAGCGCACGAGCATTGCCGGTGCTCATCACAAGCACGGCCTCAGACGCTTTGTTATTCGCACCGTCGAACTTCGCGAACAGCGAGCGCAGATCCAACAGAACCGCGTCGGAGTCGGTGCCCGAGCTTGCGATAGCATCCTGGTCGTTTGTTATCGACGCGGGCGACACGCCCGATACCGCGCTCACTGACGGATCGATGAAGGTCGTATCCCGAGTCTCGACGATCGCTGCCGCAAGCTCGTCGCGCACGATAGTCTCGGCTCCTGGGCTGGAGTCGTTCAGATCCTCCATAGAGATAGCGAGGATCGTGGCGATCTTGAGCGGCAGCAGGTTATTGCGGGCGGTGTCGATGAAGGTCAAGGGTTTGGGCTTGAGTTCGCCGACCCAGGACGATGACGCGCCAGTTGTCACGCTCGCGAGGCCGCTGCGGAATCCGACCCGCTTGAAGCCCGGAATACCATTGGCGCCGAAACGGCCAGTGATCGTCATCGGCCGCAGAAACTCGGCAAAATCACCAAGGCCGACTTCGGCCGGGATCAAGCCGTCGCCGAGATTGGACGTGCTGAGCGCCGCGACTTCACCGGCCTTGACGTATTCGACGAGCCACGGATCGCGAGTGCCATATTCGCGCTCGGCGATGCGAGCCACATCGGCCTGCTCGGCACGCGCTAACGCTTTGCAGCGGATCACACGGGCCAACCGGATACCCGGCGCCGGCTTCTCGGCCTTCGGCTCCGGGTAATAGCGGATCGGCGACGGCGCGACGGCCGACTTGAACGCGGCCGGGCCGTGGTTGACCGCGACCGGCTGAGCGGTTGCGGCGATTGCCGTCTCCTGAAACTTCAGCAGCGACAGATCGGCGTCAATGACCTCGATCTCGCTTTTCAGCGTCAGGCATTCGGTGCGCTCGGCTTCCTCGGTCGTGCGGTTGCCGGCAATGGACTTCTGCATCACTTCATCAATACGCGCCGCCTTCTGGCCGCGCAGGCTTTCGAGCGTCGCAATGCGCTCGGATACGGTAGTCATTTTGAGTTCCCTTTGTGCGGGAGGTTTCAACGATCCCGAGACGCCGGGCGGTAGGATGACCTGGAAGGAGGAGCTTTCTCGGCCTGACGCGGCCCACTGCCTCTGATCCAAAGACCGAATAGTCGTGATTGTGGCCCCGGCATTAGCCGGCACCGTAACGAGGCTCAATTCTAGAACCTCGGTTTTCGTGTATCGAAGCCCGCCGCTTTTCAGCAGTTCGACGCCGCCATCGAGCGCGTTGAAGCCAATCGAAACGGCGCGCACGAGACCGGCCTTAACCTCGCCCCATGCGGTATCAACACGGTCCTTCAGTGGCCCCGCCTCAGCGATCCGCGGTATCCGCGCCTCAAATCCGATGCCGGCTTTCGTCGGTCGATCAAACGTGACAGTGCCGACAGGGGCGCGTGAGTCGTGCTGATGCAATAGCGGCAGCGGGTTGCGGAACTGCACGCCCAGAGGCTCAACGATATCGCCGACGCGATCCGGTTCGGGAGTCGTCGCGACACCACGAATGACGCGCTGATCCTCGTTGACGCTTTTCAACGTCAGGAGCGAATAGGCTCTATCCATTTGGACTTCCGAAGAGGGACTAAGCAGCCCCGAGAAAAAACATCATCGGCGTGGGCGCGGATTCTTGCACGCCAAGTGCCGCCTGCATGGCAGCAGCGAGTGCCGGCATTCCGTCGATCCGACCAGTAGACTTATTTTTCTCGAATTTTCGGTTGCCAGCCGGGTCCGATACGACGATCGCGTTCGCCGCGTTCCAGGTCAGGACCGGGTGCATGCCGTGCCGCAGCTTGTTTTGGAGCGCAGCGGTCTCAAGGGCATCGAGCGCCGGGGCCATGTCCTTGTAACCCTGGCCCATTTCCTCAAGCGGGATGTCAGCGCCGATGGCTGCAAGCGCGGCCTTCAGATCATCGATCCGCCATCGGTCATATCGGACAACCCGTAGGTCGCATTTACTCGCGATCTCGGCCAGCCGCTTCGCAACGAAGCCATAGTCGATGGTGACGCCCGGTACAGCGGTCAAAAACTTCTGCTGATCCCACAAGTCATAGGGCGCACGGTCGCGCGCCGCTCGGTCGAGCATCGTCGCTTCAGGTGTCCAGAAATGCGGCCAGACATGCCAAAGACCACTCTTCTCAGCCACCAACACCAGTGCTGTTAAATCCTGCTTCCCCGAAAGGTCGAGGGCGCCATAAACCGGCCCCTCATCAAACGCCGAGAAGTCAACCTCGCCGCCATTCGCCTCCCACACGGACCGTGAAAACAACTGATTGAGAGCGGCGACGCGCTGGTTCAGGTGCAGATTACGAAAGCTCGACTCGAACGACGGCATTCGCGACGCTTTGGCCGCAAGCCCCTTGATCTCAGCGAGGTTGAGAAAGTCGCCAAGCGCCGGGTTCGCTTTGCGCCACGTCGCCTCGTCCTCGATGTCATCGCAATCGTCAGCGGCAAATAGAACGAGCTTCTGTTGGGGATCTGCGCCGGTCTTGGCGTCGTCAATCAGCTTCGACAGGAGGTCAATCGACGTTGGCGCCTGCGTTGAGATGACGATGGAAAGGGGTTCAATCTGCGCTCCCATAGCGGTTTCCAGCGCATCATACAGCTCTGATCGCTCGCCCCGTACCTGGCCCAACTCATCGTGGATGACCAGCACCGGACTGAAGCCGTAAGCGGTCGTTGCATCCGCTGACAGCGCTTTGTACCGAACCCCCGTCAGCGGCGAGAACAACTCCTTCGCGCTCTCTCGGATTACGACCACATTCGGATCGTTAAGCTCTGGGTTCATACGGATCATCTTGGAGGCTAATCCATAGACGATTCCGGCCTGATCGCGCGACTGCGCCGCCGAATAGATTTGCGCGTTCCGCCTTGATTCCGGTCCTACCAAATGCACGAGAACGAGCATCGCAACCAGTGAGGTCTTGCCGTTCTTGCGCCCGAGACTGATAATCGCCTGCCGGGTTGGCGTATCGTAAATCTGCCGAATTATAGTCTTCTGCCATTCCCGCAGCTTTACGGGCCGACCGACATGCGCGCCCTCTGGAACGATGAGATACTTTTCGCAGAACAGGATTACGTCATCCGAGCGCGGCGGCTTTTCCTCGGCAGACTTGCGTTTTGGCATAATCTAGCCTTAGCCGACAGCCCGCAACTTGTTCCCCCAAACAGCCTTACCCCCAAGTAGATGATCGCCAGCCTTTTCGCCGGCACCTTCCTCGTCCAAGATTCGATTCCGACGATCCACCGCCGCCTGAACCGATAGCCGCAACTTCGTCGCCAGCATTGCGATGCTGGTGTTCAGTGTTGCAAGCCGAGAAACCGCGTCCTTATCGAGCGATTTTGCTTCCTTGGCGGCATCGCTCGCGATCGGGATCGATCTGCAATACTGCTCCAATAGTGGAAGAGAACCCGCATCGAACCAACCAGCAGGCTTTGACCTGATGATGTCACGCCACAGGTTAATCTCTTGTGGCGAAAAGTCTTTAGGCGGTCCCGGCCGACGCCTTACTGCCTCATACGCACTGGCCGCCCGCGCTTCCGCGCTGATCCTGGGCATCTAAGTCATCCGTAAATCGTCAATGTTAGCAGGGAAGCGG